ACCGAACCTGGGCCCGCAGCCCATGCTTTATAAGAACTACTGCCTGCAGTTCTAAGCAAAGCATCTAGCACCGAATCGTAGTAGAATTCTCCTGCGCCGGTAGTCAATGCAGTGTAACTTGCCGTTATACTTGACCGTTCAGAGACTGAAACTATAGCTACTACAGGGGTTTCTTTTAACATTAAAGAGTGAGTAGAATAATCTACACTAAAAGTTTCTGTTTTATTTGTAGAATAAAAATCTACAAAACTAGTGTTACAATAAGTTTTTACTAATTGACTTACAGATCCAATCAAACTTTCAATACGAAGGTCTTCCTTAGAGGTAGTTATACCCTTAGCTTCTTTGTATTCATCAGTTGTAATTAAATTTGCCATAGAAATATAAGTCCATTACTAAAAACTTGGGGGGAGAAAAACTCCCCCCTCGTTAATAAAACAATCAATCTATTACTGGTAAGCCCAGAAGATTGAAGGCTTGTTAGTGCCAGCGTTAGCAAACAGCTCGTTGAAACCGAGAGACTGTGCTGCTACGATCACATTCTGCTGATCTTTTACACTGTACTCTGTCTCAATCGAAACGCCTTTCAGACGTGGAATCAAGTAGTTGTTTACGTTCACTGCAACTGCTGCAGAAGTTGTTACAGCACCACCTGCACCCAAGTTCTGAGCGAGCTGATCAGTAGCAATTACTGGTGAACCAAATACTGTTCCTACGAGTCCTTGTAGCTTTCCTGCAAGTGCGTCACCAACTTCTGATACGTCGGTGAAACCGGAAGCATCAATCAGTTCGTAGTACACATCAGTAGGTACAATGTACGCTACATCAGCAGGGTTCAAGCCATACTTACCCATTTCCTTACGCATTGCAAGCAAGTTAGCAGGAGTTACTTCACCTGCGCCAGAAGCGTCAAGTGCAGTTTGGGCTGAAGCAGTTGCAAAACCACTAGTGTTATCAGCGCCGTTGTTACCAGTCAAACCTACAGAGATTGAACCTGAACTTGCGCCAACAAGAATTGCTTTATCCATTGCTACTGCATGAGCGCGAGCCAATGCTGAAGTAATGATAGGCAAGAGCGATACTACTACTTGCTCGTCAGTATCGTTCGCAATATAAGTACCAGCGATCAACCTGTGAGCTTGTAGAATTACCTGGCTAACGGTATAGTTGTTGTCGCCAGCATCAGACAGTTGATTGGAAGAGTCACCAATACCGCCTGCACTAAAGGTTGCTGCGCCAGCATCTGGGGCCAATGGTAGTACTGTGGCACCGGAAGCTACTGCGATCTCTCGGAAGAGAGGAGCAACTTTCATTTCTTGACGAACTTCGCTCTCGAACTGCTGAGAAACGATTACATCGATACCTGCTGAAGTTGTTGAAGTATAGTCAACACCAGCTTTTTCTAGAAGATCTTTGGCAAAAGCAGTATCAAAGCTTTTTCCAGTAATCTTTCCGAGAACGGTTGCAGCTAAGAAATCTTTACCGAATTTGGTAAGATCGCCAGTTCCGCGTCCAGAGAAGTCACGCTTGCTGTTCTGCATAGCAGCGATTTCTTCTGCTTTCTCTTCAAGATCCTTCTTGTACTTGCTAATGATATCTTGATTTTGAGCTTTCTCAGACTCAAACTCTTTGCGGATATCGTTGAGCAACCGCTCAGCTCCAGACTCGACGCCAGTTTTAATGGCAGACTTGACTGTCTCTACTTGAAGAGCTTCTGCATGTGCATCAGCAGCTGCCTTCTCTTCTACGGCCTTAATTTCAGCTTGCTCAGCTGTTTTTTGCTCGGCTTGCTTCATCGCTATTTTAGCAGCAGTTTCCTCAGCTACTTTTTTAGCAAAAGCTTCCAAGTCAACGGGTTGTTGTGCCTGTTCAGACATTTGTATCTCCTTTTGGACTTGCGCCCCGTCACTATTAGTGAAAGTTTTTTTGAAATCTTCGTATTCAGACATCGAATCAAAAGATTTGGCTAGTGAAAAAGTAGCTGATTGATTGCACGGTACAGATACTACCGATACTTCAAATAGTTCAGCATCCTTTATTCTTAATCCGTCGGTTTCCTCTAAGTAATCAGCATCCTTGACTCGGAAACCTACGGAAAAGGCCCCAAGAACACCGTCTTTAACTAGCTCAGCTACATCCTTTGCTGCTTTACTAATCTTTGCTTCCATCTCTAAACCATTAGGTCCGGCCTTTAATCCTGTGGCCCTACCTATAGGTCTATTGTAATCATGATTAAAAAGAATTATAGGATTCTTTTCAAAGTTCTTCAATCCACCTTTAGTCCATGCATCCGCAGATATAGAATCACCCGCGCGATCAAAGTCTGCTGTACTTGCCATACCCCTGATCATGATACTCCCATCTTCTGAGGCTTGGGACTTAAAAGTAGAGGTAAGATTAAATATCTTTTCCATCTTTCCTCTCACTTACCGCTATCTTAGCGGGCTTTGCCTTTACTACAGGCGGTTCTGGAACTCTATTTATTATTTCCCACAATTCTTTTTGTTCTTTCTCGAGCATCATTAACATTAATGTCCAAGAACCTAAAATTCGGTCTACTTCTTTAGGAGTTAAAAACTTAGGCCTTTCTTTAAGTTTTGCGTATTCTGATCTACTAGGGACTCTTCCTAGTTCTGCAAAATACATTCCAATTTCTTTTAACATACGTAACTTTCGTGATCTACTTGCTGCCATATTATTCTTCCTCTTGTTCTACGGGTCTTCCACCTTCATCAGGATTTGCTGCACTTCCTGCTATATTTGCCGGAACTCGTATGTCTTCTGTACCTTCGATCTCAGGGAACCCTAGTTTCTCTCTCGCCTCTGCTGGTGTAATTATTCCTCCATTAACTAAAGAAACATAATATGCTGAAGCATCTCGTAGCTCTGGTTGTAATGCAGGAATATTTGTAATATCTTCCGTTATGGGGAACCCAAAAAATCTGCTTAGTCCAAAATTAAGTTTCCTTACAATAGGAAGTATAGTTTCTAAATAGTACAGCCGCATATTAGGACGTATATTAGCATTATTACCAGAGTCCAACATTATAGGAGGTACTCCAATTGCTTTTAATATGATTTTTTCGTTCTCTGTAATTGCAGATTGAAAGTCAAGCTCTCTAAAATTTACGTTGGATATTGAATCTACTTCTATCCCTCCGTCTAGGACCAAGGGCCTTCTGCCTCCGGTATCGGGTCTATAACGAGCTTGCCATGATTGTAGCATTCTTTCTTTAATTTTATCAGATAAAGTATTAGGAGATTTAAGTACTAATCCTGGTACTGCTCCATTCTTAAAAAAGTTATCTTGAAAAGCCCTCATGGAGGACATAATCTGCATAGTACGTACAGCAGGCTTTAAACGAGAGACGCCTCTATAAATATCATGAAACGAATTCTCTTTTATATGAATCATTTCATTAGGTGAGTAGTCTACATCATTATAAGTATATTTTTCAATATAAGTTTTGGGATCTCCATGGATTGTGACTGTATCTGCAGGTACATGGTAGAGATGAACTCCATCATAGTATATAAAAATATTGCCATCTAGTAAATAATCTGTTATTAGATTTCTTTTGAAAGTACTGATATCTTGAAAAGGATTAGGTTGAATATTAAGTAAACTATCAACTTTAGCCCTTTTAAGACCTTTAACAACACCAGGGGTTGATAGTCTGCCTATTAAAGCAGGAATCTCTGCACAATCATCTACAACCATATTTACAGCACGATTTACTACTTCTAAGTTTTCATAGTATGTTTCATACTTATCTGTAAACTCTCTAGAAGTTTGTGTTCCTACTCCAAGATACGATTGTATAGGATTTAATTTCTCCTGCGCATCTTGTCGTCTGAATCGATCATACCATGCCATGTTTTTCTCTCTGAATCTCTACCCATCTCATTTGCTTTTTAGCTGTAGTAAGCGCTGGGTCTTTACCGTAAACTGAATGTAGTTTTAAGTGATGCATATGACATAAGGTAGTTGTGTGTTCATATAACTCTGGTTGATGTTCTTCTAT